TCTCCGAATGCTCCTGCTCGTTCGTATTCCGGTACATCGCCCAATCCAACTTCAGGCAGGATTGGAGCAATTCCAGCCCTCTCCATTACCGCTGGGTCAACCATCTTCTGGAGTTCAGGTAACTCCGGTAGCTCTCCCGGTTCATATTCCTGCGCCAACTTGCCCAGCATCTCGCGTGCTGCATATCCGGTTTCATCGGATTTCTTAATCATCTCAACTGCCGTATCAATAAAGCCGTCTTCACCAAGGCCATACTTTCTGGCTTGGCTCAACATATGATCGGCAACTTCGCCTGAAGTTTCCTTCTCAAACTCCCACCGCTTGAGTGCGCGGTCTATGTCACCCATGCCGGAGAAGTCGTGGTCTACTGCCTCATCACGCTCAACCTTTGTGCGGGTAACATTTCCGGCTGCGTCTTTGTCTATCCGGTAATAATCCCCAAGTGGAATGAAGTTTCCATCAGGGTCGGTATGACCCGTTAGTGTTGGTACGGTTGACTTATATTCCCTGTCGCCGTTCATCCCCACGGGTTTTCCGTGGCCAACCCAGTCGGGGTTGGACGCAATGTCTTTGTAGTTAGTCCCTTTAGGGATATGCGCTGTACCAATGTGAAGCCCCTCCTTGAGATTTCCGTCACCGTCAAAATCACGCCTAGTGTGACCAACCCACATATGAGTCGGCCCCCATGCGGAAACCTCTTGATCTTCGTACTTGGCGGCTGAACCCTCTGGAACCTCTGTCTTGTCTACCTCGTAACGAACGGAACTCCCATCCTCCGCAGTCGAGTATTTAAGCATCTCATCACCAAACTCCATCGCATTCTGGAGTCTTGCCATATGCTCGGCAGTCTCCTTGGTTGCCTCGGCAATCTGCGATGACGATTCTGGCTTTGGTGGGGTTGGTATACTCGGTTTTCCCATGGGTCTATTCCTTGATTAAGCGTCTCCGTGCCTTTTCCATAGGCACACAAATTATCTTGTTATTATGCTTGGGTCGCACCCAAGCCATCGTGTCACAATCCTTTACAGGGCCGTTGATGCCCTCGGTGTAAATCTTCTTCAATGCTCCTGCTGAATTGGCAATCATAGCGTCAACATACAGGACTGCTCCACCTGTGTCACAGTATTCCTCGCGACAGTTCGCCTCATTATCAACCCTGCGCCACAAACAGACACCATCCAACTTACCGCCCTTGACCGACACCAAGTATCTCTTCCTGATAACAAACCACTTCACCCAATCCAACAATCTTTGCTGCGGCCAATCCTTGCAGTGATCCAAACGTCTCCTGCATAAATCCGCTATCCAAATTGACATGGCATCCAAGCTGTTCATCGTTCAGGGTCTATTGGTTGTCCAAAGGCACTGGACTGGACTGAATGCAGCGCAAGCCTTCCGCCATCTGCCTTCACTCTAAACTGTAACTGATTAAATCTTCCCTTGCTCAACATATTAAAGCCCTTCCGAATCAAATTCGTTGAGCCGGGAAGCGACAGGCTCCCGTCAAGCGTGTTGGCAGAGGAGGAAAGGTCTGTGTAATATTTAATGTCACCCGTAACCGCATCCGTATGGGTGTTGTCCAGATTGAACTGGGTTGAGTACCCGATCTTGTCTCCCCAAGTCTCTCCAAAGGTGTATGCGCGGGTCTTGATGAAAGATTCGTAGGTTGAGCCGCCATCCTTGTAGTCTGCAATGGTGGTAGAGTCTTCGGGGTTAATATCGTCCCAAGTATAAAGCTCACCGTTCTGCGTAGCGATATTCAGCTTCAGTTCCCCGTCAAATGCGCTTATTACAAAGTCTCTCGCGTCCCATCCAGTCCAGTAACCGCACCAAGCTCCCGCCAAGAGGTTAAAGGTCAATACAGTGTCGGGAGTTGTGGCATCATCCAGCGGCACAGACAGGATGTAGCGATTTCTCCAGTGGATTGCCGTGCAAGTGCTGACCGCAGCCTGATTGATGCGCCCTATGAGGTCGTTGATGTTGCGGCTGATGGGAAGGCTAACATCCGTCTCCGTACCAGCTTGAATTGTCTGCAAAGAGCGAACTCCATCCCGTGAAAGGAAGTAAACATCCGCGCCCACCTGTTGAACAGTGGCATCGGCCACGCAACCCATCCGGTTATTGATTAACTTGATGCTCCACTGCGATACAGGAAGCGTTGGGTCAGCGTTGACCTTGTAGATGCTTCTTTCCTTGAAAACATACAGGTCAAAGTTCTGTCCGGGCATCAGGGCAGTGATGGGGTCACGATCATTACCCACCCGAAGGTTGTCACCCGCCAAATCCCAAGAATCTCCATCCAAGATTGCACTGCAATACAAAGTGTCAGCGGGGACTGTCGTATCTGCGCTGGTGGCGAATAACCTGTTCGTGTGCGTGACAATAAATTTAGGTTTGCTCGGAGTTTGAGTAACGTTAGCTGTTCCAACCGCAGTTGTCCCGCCAGTGGGGGCGGCTGCGAAGGTCACAGCGGGTGGGCTGTCCTTGGTGTAGCCAGTTCCCTCGTTCGTAATCGTTACGCTAACCACTGACCCGTCATAACCGAGAACCGCTGTCCCAAGGGCTGTGGTTCCCGATGAAGGGGCGGCAATTGTAACAGTTGGAACGGCAACGTAACCCGCTCCACCTTCTGAAATAGCTATGCTGCTTATTTGCCCCGCTGAAATGGCTCCCTCGGTTGGTGGAGCAGCACTCCCGTCCACATAACGCAGTGCATTAGTCCCGTCAGTGTAATACATCCGGTCATTTAGCTGGGAGAACCTCACTGTGGCTCCCGAAGGATAGGTTGCTCCTGTCAGGAACGTGAACACACCGGGAGGAGTCAAGACTTTCAGGTTATCCTCGCCATCAGCCAAGATAAAATACTCAATGCTGCCCGTGTCAAAATAGGCAATGGAAGTTAATGGAGCAGTAAGCCCTCCCCATGTGCCTGTCTCCGCTTCCCAGTTTACATCTACATCTTCCCAAATCCTGTACCCTTGGGAAAGGCTTGTTCCCCGCCGAGTCACCGCATTACCGAACTCATCAAGGTCAATGTTCTTGCCCTCCGCATAGGCATTCTCTGGAATCAGGTTTGCGCGGGAAGCACTGGTTTGACCACCCACAAAGCTGTTGTTCCCGTCCAGAATAATCGGGTCATCCAATACTTCATTTGATAAAACAGGCATTAGGCTACAAAATCATCTCTTGACCAGTGATCCACCACAGTCGGGACAATGAAACTTGTCTTGTCCTGCTGTACGTTGTCCAGATCACGGCATATTTGAAGCAGATTAGCTGCTTCCGCAAATTTAGTTTGGGCTTTTTGATATTGCATGGAGCGTTCCAGCATATCGCCCGTGGCATAAGCCAAAAGTGCGTTCGCCGCACCGTTGATGACCGGACTATCCGAGTCACCCATCTCCACGAACTTCAATTTGCCAAGGGCATAGAGTGTTCCGGCATTTTTCGGAGTGGCAATGGGCTTGATACGGCAATTCCCACTTGCGTCAGGCGGTAATGGCACGAAATTCTGCGGAGTATCCCTGCGGTCACTGGTGTTGTTCCACATATTCGGGTCTAACTGGAAGAATTGAACCCAACTCCCCCCAACACACTCCAAACCATCCGACTTCCCCGTTTCAGTGAATCGCACAGCAACGATAAAGTCCAGTTTAGGAGCAGACGAGGCTGTCGTGGAGGAAGTTGGGTAATAAAATATGGATGGGTCATCGGATAAAGTAATGGTTTCGTCCTCTGCCGCAACAGCAGTTGAAACCACACCCATAGAGTTAGTCCAGAGAGAGGCTTGAAACATCATCCGGTAACGATTGTTGATGAACTGCTTGCAAGTCGTGACTGACGCACTGTCAGTGTCACTCATCTTCGTCGTAATTTGATCTGCAAGTTCAGTTAATGTCATCAGTTACCCCTCTCAATCTCTGCTTCCAGTTCGGCTATGGTATCCAAAGCCTCGGAAACCCATTCAGGAGCCGCCAGTGTCGCCGCCCGAAACTGCGGGTGAGCTATCATCCTCTCCCCGTTGTCCAGACGAGGACTCAAGCACCCCGTCAATAGCAGCACGATTACGATTGCGCTTGTCGCCCAACCTTTCCAGTGCCGCCTTGTCATCCAGCTTGTCTCCAATTCTTTCCACGGCTTCCACCAGCTTGGGTAGAGCCGCTAAACCCTTCAACGCCTCCAAGATCATTTCTTGGCTGCATACTCCTTCATCGCATCTACAATCCCCTGCCCCCCAATGTAAGCCGGGACAATTATTATGACTGCCCCGATTACTTGCTCTGACAACTCCGGTGACAGGTTAAACCATTCAGTGGCCATGACAGTTAACAAACCGCCAATAGCCATCCAGAGTTTCCGTGACTTCAATTTTTCCTTCATTCTTCTTTAGTAAGTTTAATGATTTTAAGGCAACTCCAGATACAGGTGAGTATCAGGAGCATTATCTTCAGCATAAGCTCAATGTCAGTCAGGGACACGGCAGCGAGAACGCCGCCGTTAACCCCGAACATTTTTAGCCATTCGCTTATATCAGTCATGCATCCACCCATTCCATCCTGTTTAATAAAAGTTTCCTTACTTTACCTTCACCGGATTGTCCGGCGGGAAATCGGCTACCTTCGCTTCCTGCCAGCTAAATGGTTTCGGAGAAGGGCGCAGCTTTGCAGCTTCAATCTGCCGATCAAGCGTGTCCCTGAACCCGTCTGACTCTGCAACTGCATCCGCAATTTCAATCGCCCATTCCTGTGTAAGGTCTGCGAACGGAATGAATGCAGAAGGATCAGGCGCGGCTAACGTGTGCATAGTGTCAATGTATGCACTGTTACCGTTCCCGTCAGATGCAGTCATGCCGCAAACCAGTTTTACAACCACATTATCTAGGTTGTCCTCGTCTTTGACCAACGGTTCCAGCCGTGACCAGTTATATGTATTTGCCATAAGATTATGATACAGAGTTGATAACGTCTGCGGTTACTGCCGCATCCGTTGTTCCCCATGATGTTAGTTTGACTATGAAATATCCCGATGATGGAACGTAAGAGCTTAAGTCCTCCCCGAAGTAAATCCAACTGGGAGCAGCGACGGAGTTCATAAGCGGGGAATTGGTTGTAACGTCTACCAACAACGTCACTGTGCGCCCAGCGGCTAGGGTTCCACCTGTCGTGGTGAATGTTAAGTCCGTCAGGTCGGCATCCCCGATAACCTTTTGAAACTTGTCGCCACTGAAGTCTACTGCATAGCTTGCCGCTCCTCCGCTTGAACTTGTCGTGGTGGTAGTGACTCCGGTTGTAACGCTAACAGCTTCCCAAGATGGCGCAACACCAGAGCCGCCGGAAGTTAACACCTGACCGCTGGTTCCGTAGTTTGCTCCTGCTATCCCGAACGCTCCATCCGAGCTAATCCGCATCCGTTCGCTGTACCCGCCAGT